TTTTGCAAATATGCTATCTGCACTACATTAAAATTGTGATAAAAACTCCGCTGATAAAATCAGCTTGAAAACTCACAAATCGCCGTAGAGAGACCTGTTAGCAGACGAACTCACGTCTACTTTAACCGCACCAGTTAATTTAAACGGGATTCGGGGTAGGGGTGGTATTGTAATACAATCCACCTGCACCCATAAATCCGTGAAAACTAAAGTCTTCACCTCCAGCAATGTAACTAGTTATGATCTCTTCATCAATGTCTGAAGACCACAATATAAGGTTCATTCCTGGACCGCCCGGATACATGTTGGCAAGACTGTTACTACTCGCAGTATACCAAGTCCCATGCGTTTTTGAAAATCGAATAGGTAATTGGTAAGGTAGTTCCACCTCTAGGCCAGCTTGTGTCCTATTTACTGTCATTGCAGTGCCCTTGTGAGTGGTAGTGTTATTTAAAATACCATTACCAGCTTTCTGTTGGACATTTCCAGTGACAGCCCACGTTCCGCCCGCTGCAGGGCGATAGTTAACGGCAAAACCCGTGGGAGTGATGCCTGTCTGACGAGTTACCGTAAGAGAACTGGTTGTCGCCCCATTTGGAACAAATTTCCACCTAACAGATCCACGCCATCCTGTATAGGCATGACGTAAATAGTTAATCAGAGTGGAACCAGTAAAATTATACCGAGCACTCCCTGCGCCAGTAAGCGCTGAATCAACACCATTAGGATCCCATCCTACTGGTGGACTCATCGCTTTCAAGTTGAAATTCACTCTTGTATTGCCCGAAAGTCCACTAGTTGATAAACAACGAACTGTGGAATAACGTTTAAGCAACTGTCTTAAGTGAGTGGGAACTTCACCATAACAAACTAATGGTCGCTCTAAAACATAAGAAACTGCGTTAGCAGTTATCTCAATTGTCTCAGATTCACCATCAGGGTTTGGTGAATTCTCACCTGTAGGAGTGATCTCTGCAGCTGAAGCCTGGGCTTGGAGATCAAATATACCACCTAAGCTCCCGAAACCACTTTGTGCTATCGGGACAAACTTCGTGATATTTTCTATTCCATTTCCAGGATTCTGGAGCATAAAATCGTCACCCGCACTAATTGAAACAACTCCTCTAACGGGAGTTGTTCCATCGGGAACGACTAGCTCATTAACAACTTGGACAAAGAAGACACCATTCGAATGGTCTCTATCAACAGTTCGAGCGCCTGCTCCTAACTCAGTAAAGAAAACTCTAGTACTGGCACCGTCAGTGTCAAGCTCAAGCCAGACTCTGTCCTGTTGCCACTTAAAAGTGACAGTAAAATCCCTACCTTCTTCTAAATCAATAATTGTATTGTATGTGAGATTATAAATATCTGTTCCTAAGATATTTCCAACAGGATCATAAATGATTGCTAGACGACCTCTATGAAAATTAGAGGTGATAAACTCAAATCTATATTTAAGTGATCCACACCACTGTGAAAACATACGTGATGCGAAAGATAAAGATGTAGGGATAATTCTGTTACCACCAGTTATTGCTGCTCGGTATTCAGCCATTGGATCAACGTCGCAAGCAAATATGGTGGTGCCGACAGTATCAGCAGGGTCCCACGTGAAACTAGTAAGATAACTTTCCTTTTGTGTAAGGAATTTTAAGTCCATCTCATCCACGGGTGGGAGTCCAACTAAACGAGGATCAACTGATATCTCTTGTTTTCCCGTAAGGGAAAGTTTTTGAGATGTGTCAGCTCCCTCGGTTAAAGCTAAACTGGATACTGCGTGAGGTCTCATAGGGTTCATGTCACTCAAGTTTGCTGGTTTGGAATAACCAAACAACCGAGCTATGCCCCCTACGGCATTTGCACCAATCTGAGTAGCCAGAGCAAAGGGTCCTATGTATGGAGCTTCTGTCAGGTAACCTGCGTACTGGGCTACAGTACTAGCAGGTCCTGAAATAACACCATCGTCTTCATATTCATCCTTCTTTCTGATTCCAGATTGGGTTTGTAGCTCAAAAAGACCATATGAACTTCCATCACCAGCAAGTGCTACATTAGATACAGTTGGAGCCGTCAACTTGACGTCTTGCATCTGGGCATATACTGTAATAGTTACAGAATCACTTCCAGAATTTAACTGATCTAGATTTTTAAATGATGAAATTCGAACCTCACCCATATCAGTAGCTGATAGGGTCGCATTGTTAAGCGATAAATAGTTATGCGGGTAATAAAAGGGGACGCATAAGCATCCACTTTTGTTAGTGGCCACATTCAATTTAAGATGAGGTCTTTGTGAGCATGTAATCAATTGGGTATCACCCCCAAAAGTTACAATAGCATTTTCGGTATCGAGATAACGATAAGATGCTAACAACATGCCTACGTGAAACGGTGTTCCATTTACATAAAACGTAAGCATGAGATTGCCTTTCAAAAGATGATAGTTGTCTAACTTCTTCTGAACGGCAGCATTTGAAAGAAAATCATTCCAAGGAAAGAAAAATTCTTCCAAATAATTGCCCACCACCCAGGTAAAGGATTGTATCTTAACTGGTCTTTGGAGAAACTCCTCTATACCAGCGTTAGAAGAATAACCCTCATCACTGACTTGGTGGTCTCCTTCATCACGAACGACTTTCATATGCATGCTGTTTTCAGCATGAATAGTACTCACCGTTGGTGCCGAGGAGGATTGAGCTACTAGCTCAAAAATCCCACTATTAAAAGTTGTGGGTTGACTTTGTTCGCCTTTTAAAGTGACGGAACTTGTAAAATAATAACAATCCATAATTACTATTATAAGGGCACAGAAACCCGTACTCAATTATTCACCAAGAGTTTTTATGGTGAGGGTGTTCTTCCGTATACCCATCGGGAAGGAAACTGTCCTTCTCAGGTTCCTGTAAACCCTACAGTAGGGGATCACAGATCTAACGGAGGTTATAAGAACCGTATGCGCCTTACTCCTCCTCTGATGAGTCTGCTGTGTAGTCGTGGATTAATTCTTCATTATCAAACCACGCTATCCACTGATCATAAGAATACTTAATACGAGGATGAAGGAACAGTTGAATTGTTTCCTCATCATCTAAAATATTCAAAAGCTTTCTCTGAAACCTAAAATACTCTTCTCGGCCGTGTAAAACCATCTCCATTGTGGCTGCTAAACAGCACTGAGCTATTTGTTCCTCTTCGGAAATGCTACCCTTTGGTATGTTGACGCATAGACTTTTGAATATACTATCAATAGCAAGGGGTGCGCGTATCCTACCAGATCGAAAAATGAACTTTCTTTTCAGAAAATCACTATCCTTGATATGGATAAAAGGAACGCTCTCGGCCTGTTTGTCAGCCATGGTGTATGGTACACCAAGATCTCCCAGGACCTTTGCTATGGCCGTATGGTTGAAGACATCAGATTCTGACCCAATAATATTATCATCTCCTAAAGTCATCAAACGAACTTTTTGTGAAAAGTCCTCGATATTTAAACCAAGTTCGATATATGCATAACGCATGTAAAGGCTATTCACAATGGAGTTTATGATGACTGTAAGAGGGTGCCCTGAGGAATTTCCTCCGTAAAATTGAAAAACATCACCGTTTAAATTGACAATAGGAATGCAATATCAGTTGCTATTCCTTGTCTAATGGCTTTATTCTTAGGGCACGGATCAACTTGATCAAGCCAATGATTCAATACTGAGAAAGCCTCCAAAATAAAAATGGAAGGCATATTCTTATCAAAGGCTGAGTAGTCTCCAGCTATTATTCTATCCTCTCCAAAACATGTGAGGTAATCATAAAGATCACCCCATTGTTCCGAGTAACAATTCATACCAACAGCACATTCTGTACGTAGATTATGCTCCATAATGAATTTTGTCACCCCTAGGTACTGCTTTCTCACTATAATCGAGAATGCAACATCGCACGCTGTAAAAACTCGTGTTTTGCCTGATGCAATTTTCTTAAATTTCGTCGGTTCATCTTTAAGAGTACCCTGAAAGAGGATATTTGCACGTTCACCAAGGATGTATGACTGTTCAATTTCATCAATCCTATCTTGGACCTCCGGACTGGCGATTAATACGCCGTCCTCATCTTCCTCAAAGTAGCGTTTCTTAGCACCAGGGAAGAAGAAGCCTCCAGAAGTCTTCATCGGTAAACGATTTATAAAATCAACACCTGCCATACCGTTAATGGCAGCCTCCTGAGGAAGAACATCGTACGCAAGTTCAACGGGACCAACATGTTTTAGATATTGATCTCGACAAATGCGTATAGTACTTTCTTTAAAGAAGGGAGATATGGAAGCCTGATCATCACACGCTAATGTGAAAGGATTTATCCACTCTCCTGTTGATGATTGAAAAGGGGTCATTACTGGTTTTCCATAAGGACATGGATAATCAAATTCCTCCCTAATCTTAGTGCATATTTTAGAATAAGACACTTTAGATGTTGGAGTGTGTCTACCTGGATAAGAACCCAGGATTTCACATGATGTTGATTTAGTCCAATGATGAATGCCTTTTCTATAAGGCTCACCTAGACTACCCGAACTTCGGGATCCTGTCATAATGGAATTCATATTACCAGGTCCACTTAATGCTTGTGGCATTGTGTCTCTAAACATATCTTTAGATAATTGTGAGAATACAACATTGCCAGTCGCACTGTGTCCTGCAACATGGATACCAGCGATATAACATCCAAATTTTGAAGTGTGTATCAGTGGTGATCCACAATCTCCAGCCTTCGGAAAACCATCAAATCTCCTACCATGCATAAAATTCCCTGTGTAGAGTTTTCCATGCCGATCCCTGTAAGAACTGACACCGTAGTTATGTGTCTGTAAATCGACAACATGTAAGGCTTCATTCTCATACAAGATTTGCTGTGCTACGCGCCCAGCTTTATCTATTTTGGTTGGGAGAAATTCATAGAGTGGTTTACGAGGTATTATATGACGTGTCTTAATTACACACAAATCATTTGGGAGAAATTCTAATTGTTTCCTCTCAAGAACAAAACCTCGGACGGCTTTTGCCTGCTGATGGGGGTTCATGAAATCTGCAACACAGTCCCAGGAGTCTGCATCTCCAAAGACATGTCCTACAGTAACATAAACACCCGCCTTTATACACAGGCAATAGACACGTTCCACTTTATCATGGTTCGTTATATTCAAAATGAACATGGACTTGCGAATAGTCTGTCTAATCTCCTGATTATTACCAGGGGAAGCTCGTTGGGGGATGACGAAATCTTCATTTGATTCGTTTTTCTCCCAAATATCAGACTGAGCAAATACACGTTCGTCTGGTCCTCTGATCCACGATACCAAAGAGGAAATACCATATATGGAAAAGATACCAATCAGCACAGCCAAAACTCCATTTAATTCTCGTGCTCTACGAGAAAGCAAGAAGTAACTCTGCTGATGCAGATATTCAATTCTATTTCTGATAAATCTTCTCCTAAGACCAGCAAAAGCCTTGGTTTTACACCATGAACTAATATGGTCTCCCATAAAAGAATCCCGCATAACAAATGCGAGAAAGATGTTACCAAAAAGGCAATCAATAATCCAAGTGGTAAAATAAATCCAGGAACTATATATCGCTTCCTTCGTAAGGGCTTGAGCTTCCATGCAATCAGGGCATTTGTGATAGGTAACTACCACACCATGCTCGCATTCTTCTGTTTTGTCGATAAAAGAAGATTCTAATTTCTTTTGTTTAATAACAAATTCCCGCATCCTCTGTCTAATAAAGAACGAAAACTCAATTCCTGTAAAGGTTTCTTGACCTGAAGGTGATTCAATAAGTTCGTACCCATAAACATTATCTATACGTACGACCTTTTCCACCCTAAAGTCCCAAATGTCAAAATTTGCTTCTCCATGTAATTCAACATTACCATCATTATCCAGAAATTCTGGTTTAACGATGGGTTCAACCACGTAGGGAAACCTGCGTAATACAGCACCAGGTTCTGAAACCGCACTATGAGCATGAAGATCCTTAATATTAGTCGTTGCTATGACTAGTTTAGGAAGTAAGGGAATACACCCTTTATCTTCAATACTTGCTTGGTTAGTAGCAATTCCAATGGAATTAACTACGGTAATTATCTCCTTAATGGAGACTGTTTTACCCTGAGCAATTTGACTTTTGCGCTCTCGCGCAAGATCATCTAGGACAATACACCACTGTTTTGCACCTTTGAAACCAGACCAATATTCTTCGTCTGGTGCTCTGGTATAAACATTATCCCTGTAATTCCACTCTAAATCAGGTTCTAAAATGGTACCATCAGGTAGTGGTGTGGTCATTGCTTTATGGAAATAATCACCTATCATAGAAATCATAGTAGATTTACCAATTCCAGGTTTTCCATATAGCAGCAAAGAAAAAGGAGGTGAACGATATGAACACACATTATTTTCTTTGACAAAATGTGTTCTACGAGTCGATAGCTCTCTAACTAAAGGCCCGATTGACACATATCTCCTTGATAGGAGTAAATTTCCTTGAGCCAGTAACTTATCGATTTTCTTAATGATCTCCATTGGATCAAAAGATGGAGTAACTGGCAGATCATCCAGTGTTCCGGTGATTCTATTGTAATCTTCCATCCAAATACGGACTTCACGATTTCTCACCAAAAGAGGCTGTATTGACCGTTCAG